GCCTATGTGCAGAACAAGGCGCTCTACGAGCAGCTTAAAAACGATGCGGCCAGCGCCTCGGGAATCCTCGACAAGAACCTGGCTGAACGACGTGACACCTCGTCTCAGAAGTGGGCCGAGATGTTTCAGGCAGGCAATGACGCCATGCGCAGCGTGGGAGATGCCATTCGGCCGGTCACGGATGCAGTGGCTACCGGGCTGACTACGGTAGTCAAGGGCATCACCAAACTGTCGGACGAGTCACCCAAGCTGGTGATGGGGCTGACGGCGCTGGCCACCGGTGCCAGCGTCGTGACCAGTCTGCTGGGTGCGCTCAAGATCGGCCGGGGTCTGGTCAATCTGGCCCGAGGCGGATTGGGCGGGGGTAGCGGTGCAGGTCGGGCCGGTGTGCAATCGGTCTTTGTGACCAACGCGAAGGATGCACTGGGCGGAGGTGAAGATGACGGCAAGGGGGACGCGGTCAAATCGCTGGTCTCGTCGGGACTCAATGCGTTGCTGGGCCGTAAGGACGAGGGCAAGGAAGGTGAAGATACTCCGGATACCAAGCTGGATCCGGTCGAGACTGGTCTGAAACTGCTCGATGTAATTCGGGATGCCAAGAACGGTGACGATGGTGAAGGCTCCAAGCCGCAGAAGGTGTTTGTGGTCAATGCCCGCGACATTGGCGGTGGTCCTGGTGGCGGTCGCGGCGGGCGTCGATCGCGGCGCCGAGGGCCGCCCCGTCCACCGACACCCCCACCTGTGCCGCCGCGTTTGGGCGATCGGTTGATGAATGCGGTGGGAACAATCAGTAAGGCCGGGAAAGCCATCCCTGCCGGCACAGTGTTTGAGGCCGGTATCAAGGCTTTCGACACTTACACCACAGCCAAGACCGCCCAAGAGAAAGCCGAAGGCTACGGCGGTGCGGCCGGTGGTTTGGCTGGGTCGGTAGCCGGTGCTGCAGCGGGCGCCGCGATTGGTTCCGTGGTGCCGATCATTGGCACGGCGGTGGGTGGTCTGGTTGGCGCGTTCCTGGGAGGCATGGGCGGCGATGCCGTGGGCGGCATGTTCGGCAGGTCGTCGTTTGCCAAATCGCTGTTCGGCAACGATGCAGAACCGGGGGATGTGGTGCGCTCGATGTCGGCTCGGTCCGGCCGTTCAGAATCCCCATCGCCGTTGATGCTCAAGCTCGATCCCAAGCCAGCAATGGTCGATCAGAAAATCACCTTCTCCCCGCATATGCCCATCACCGTACAGGGTGATGTCAAAGATCCGGATGAGTTCATGCGCAAGCTGCAGCCGATGATGCAGGTCCAGTTTCAGGACTTCGCCCGGCAGATGGAAGACGACGCCCGCCGGGCCAATGACCGCAAGTTATACGACGCCCCACATATCGGGTAAGGAGGTGATATGCCCTATATGGAGCAGATGCAAAGCACGCTCAGTTACTTGGCCACGGCCGGGGAGGCTGGGCGGCGAAGTCTGGATGGGATGATGGGCCCGGTAAACGGGGCGATCAGTGAAATCACCGGCGCGGCCTCGGAGTTGGAGACCCTGCCGGTGATTGGCCCGTTGGTTGGGGAAAAGCTGCAGCGGGTCATGCGCGGTATCAGCGCCGCACAGTCCAAGGTGGGTTCGGTGATCGCGGTTTATAACCAAGCCACCCGCGCGGCTTCGCAGATCGAGCAGCGTCTGGGAGTGTTTGGCGAGCAGGCCACCCGGGCTAAAAATGCGATCAACCAGATTGCGGGCCAGATCAATCCCGCGCTGGGCAACATCCTGCCCACCAGCGTGTTTGCGACTGATAACACCCCAGCCGTGGAGGCGGTTAAGCCGTTTCCGCACCTGCTGATTTTGCAGCCGCACAAGCATGAGGCGCCGCCGTACTACTTCAACCTGGACACGGCGGCCTTTGAGGAACTGAACCGGCAGAGCGGTTTCCGCTGGGCCTCACAAGAGCGCTTGATGCGCCCTCCGGCACAGCAGGCGGTGGGCATGGGTGACGACAAAATCACCCTCAAGGGCTCGATCTTTCCCGGGCATCGAGGTGGCCTCAAGCAACTGGACACCCTGCGCAGCATCGGCGGGTTGTTGGTGCCTTTGGGCCTGACCACGGGCTATGGCTACGTCCTGGGGGATTGGTGCCTGACCTCGATCACCGAGGATCAGACCGCGTTCCTGCAGGGTGGTATCCCACGCAAGCAGGCCTTTAGTTTGGAGTTTGTCCGTTATGGCGATGACCTGCAGAACACTTGAGGGCGACAAGCTCTACACCATTTGCCACAACGCCTATGGCCACCTCAATGGCAGCGTTGAGGCGGTGCTGGAAGCTAATCCCGGGCTGGCGGCCGAACCGGAGCCGTATCGCGGCGGCGTGTTGATCGTGCTGCCGGACTTGCCGCTGGCCAGCGATGATCAGGCCGTCCAGCTCTGGAGCTGATCGTAACGCGTAACGCGCCTTTAAAACCTGAGCCCCGCCTGTGTGCGGGGCTTTTTGTTGGAGCTGGATATGACGCCCGTTTTTCGCATCGTTGCCGATGGCAGCGATATCACCCGCATGATCAACGACCGGCTGATTCTGTTGCGCACCTCGGACAAGCCCGGGATGGAGTCGGACGAGTTTGAGTTGCGCATTGATGACCGTGACAGCGCCGTAACGCTGCCGTCTCGCGGTGCCAGCATCGAAATCTATCTGGGCTATGCCGGGTCTACCCTGTCCCGGGAGGGCCGCTATGTGGTTGATGAGGTCGAAGTCTCCGGCCCTCCGGACACGCTGGTGATACGCGGCAAGGCCAGCGACATGCGCGGCAGTGGCAAGACCACCCGTAGCGGCAGTTGGGAAGGCGACATCCTGGCCACCATCGTGAGTGCCGTGGCGCGGCGTAACGGCTGGGAGCCTGCCTGTACGGTGGATACGATCGTGCCCCGGGCAGACCAGTTGGGCGAGTCGGACTTTAACTTTATTACCCGCTTGGCCCGGCAACACGACTGCACGGCCAAGGTCGCTGACGGCAAGCTGATCGTTATGCCACGTCAGGGCGGTGTCACGGCCAGCGGCAAGACGCTGGCCGTCGTGACCATCAACAAAACAGACGTGAGCCGCTACAGCTTTCGGCTGGGCGATCGCTCGACCCACAAGGCTGTNNCGGCATATCCACCCGAACAAGACCGCCGCCGAACAGGCCGCCAAGGCGCGCTTGGCGGCGTTCAATCGCTCGACGGCTGGTGTGCGGCTGGAAATGCCCGGGCGCTCGGACCTGTTCGCAGAACGGGTGATTAACGCCCAAGGATTCAAGGATGGGCTCGATGGTGAGTATCTGGTGGACTCCCGGGAGCAGGTATTCACCCAGTCTGGCTGGTCGACCACCATCGAGTGCAACGCTGGCAAGAAGGGCAAGGCTAAGGCCAGAGGCAAGAAGCCCGCGAAGACGCTAAAAATCATTCAGCTCTAACCCGAACAGACCTATTCCCGGCCCGCCTTGTGCGGGCTTTTTCATGAGGGCAACTTATGTCGATTACCCAGCAGCAACTCCTGCAGATCCTCCCTAACACCGGTTCAGTTGCCAGCGTTTTTGTAGCGGTACTCAATGCCGCGATGGTGCGTTACCAGATCATTGGCCCGAAGCGCGTAGCGGCCTTCATCGCTCAAGTTGGGCATGAGTCCGGCCAGTTCCGTTATGTGCGCGAACTGGGCAGCGACCAGTACCTGAGCAAGTACGACACCGGCTCACTCGCCAAGCGTTTGGGAAACACGCCCGAGGCTGACGGCGACGGCCAAAAGTATCGCGGGCGTGGCCTGATCCAGATCACCGGCCGGGCCAACTACATGACCTGCGGTGAAGCGCTGGCACTGGATCTGCTCAAGCAGCCCGAGCTTCTGGAAAAGCCACAACATGCTTGCATGTCAGCGGCATGGTTCTGGGCTACCAAGGGGCTCAACACCCTTGCCGACGCTGGCCAGCTCGACAAGATCACCCAACGTATCAATGGTGGCCAGAACGGCGCGGCCGNNNNGAAGTGGGGCGGGGTGCTGCTGATCATCCTGGCCCTTATGGCTGGCAGCGCGTGGGCCGCATGGAAGTGGCAGGCCAACGCCTACGGCCAGCAACTGGCCGCCAATGAATCAGCATATCAAACCTCTCTCACCAATCAGGCCAATGCCAACGCCGCGCAAATCCTGGCCGAACAGGGCAAGCATCTCGCCCTGGAGCAATGGCTGGCAGCCAGTGACCAATCCCATTACCGAGCCCTTACCGATGAAAAAACGAAACAGGCACGCCTGCGTGACCGCCTTGCTACTGCTGACATGCGGTTGTCAGTCCAACTCGACGCCGGCGCAACTGGTTGTGACGGAATGCAAGCCACCACCAGCACCGGCGGCATGGTTCATGGTTCCCATAGAGCCCAACTTGACCCCGCGCATGCTCAACGAATTATCGGAATCACCGGCGACGGCGATCAAGGACTGATCGCACTGCAGGCGTGCCAAAGCTATGTGCGCCTTATACAGTGAGTTTCTTGGTACTTACCGGTATTAGCGCTACAAGGAGATCAGTGTCGTCCGGATAGCGTTCTCGGTACTTGGCAACCATATTGTTCTTTTCTAGGTCGTACCATGGGTCCATCCATCCATGAGGTGTCCTCAAGAGGTAATGATCACCGTCATAGGGATGTTCTCCGGTGATGCAAGCGATTGTCCCATTTGGCAT